TGTATTGGTTTACCATGCAAGTTAGAGGATAGCTCACCCCCTCGATTTTGTAGAGGCTTGCACATATTGTCTTATTAACCTATTTAGGTTAGGGTTTGGCACCCAACCAACGGATAGCAGCTACACGGTTTAATACGCGTCGTGTAGTGATAAAACAAATTGTATTAGTGAAATTTTTAATGTAAAGCTTGGAGAAGCCGAAACTCAATCCCAAAACATTATGTGGTCTGATAAGATGCCCGGTTCATTGTATGAAGTGCATTCTGAACCAGATTCCACATTTCGCAGTGCGCAACTTTATGATGCGTCACTTGCTAACTTTTTGTCCCGTCCTTTGAAAATTCGAGAAATTGATTACCCTTACAATTTAGCTTTTCAAAATAATTTTAATCCTTGGAGGGAATTCTTGACGAATCCTAGAATTATTAATCGTATTACAAATTTTAATTTGTTACGAGGAAAGCTTCATTTGAAGGTTGTCATTAATGGAAATGGATTCCATTATGGCAGAGTAATTGTTACTTATAACCCATTATATCAACAAGATGATCTTACTGTCGATAGAGCATTTATTCGACAAGATGTAATTGGTGATTCTCAAAGGCCTCATATATATGTTGATCCCACTCATTCTCAAGGTGGAGAACTTGTCCTTCCATTTTTCTTTTATAAGGATGCGATGAGTATTCCACAAGAAGATTGGAATGAAATGGGTGAAGTTTATGTTAAAAGTATTAACGTTCTTCAACATGCAAATGGTGGAACAGATATTGTTTCTATTTCTGTTTTTGCATGGATGACGGATGTTGAACTTAGTGGGCTCACGTCTTATGACCCCACTGCTCTCACACCACAATCTGGTGTTGAGACTGATATGGAAATTCAGTCATTGCTCAATCTTGAGGCTCAATGTCCTGGTTGGGCAGTTGAATTAGTTGATTCATGCCATACTCCAGAGCAGATACTTGTTCTTTTAAAAGCAACTGCTAAAACTGTTGATGGTTATGTTTTTCCTGATGATTCTGCTCGTGC